CCTCTAAATCTACCTGATTAGAAAAAAAAAGAATTGATTTATTTGTCTAAAAGACATGCCTCACTGTACGATGTCTCAGGGGAAAGTCCATCGGACAGCAGGCTTTCATAAAGTCCTCTCCTTCTTCTTTGTATTTCTGTAGGACATGCTCTGGCAGCATACTCGGCCGCACGATCAACATCAACACCACCATCAAGTAGTGCACTAAAAATCGTGCGGCGTATGGTTCTTTCTGAATCAATTGCATGGAGAGTTGTGATGGGATCTTCATCAAAGAATTCATCTGGGTCATCATCATCTTCACTTTCATCTGATTCACTTTCATCAATCATACGATGATGAATAGTCTCATTACTATAGATCGGCTCCCAGGTGACACAAGCATAAGTTGGAGAACTCCAACTCAGACCCATAGCTTGAGACAAGTATTTTCCCCAGAAAGCTGATAGTTGGAGGTCATTATTGATTCTCTCATTATATACAAGATACCTACCAACTGTGAATGTACCACCCCCCATGGTTAGAACCATAAAGTAAGTGCCACTGGGCATGGCAGGAAATTGTAGCTGTTTATTTTCCTCCCACAGATTAATCTGTATTTTAACATCTTTGCCTCCTTGGCCATCAACTACCCTATAGGCTGGTATAAAAACATTAGCAGTGAGATTGAAATTTTGAACTGGTTTGGTAGTTTTGCATAACATGAGGGTTGCACCTCTCTCAGATGTAGCTGATGAACCACTCATGGTGATTACTTTGGCAACATTATCATTGTTGATAAATATATTGCCAACCTCACCAAACACGCCATCCGGCTCATTGGTATAGTGGTTAAAATGTTTGTCTAGCCACATCAATCTTTCTACTGTCCATAAACCAACAACCATGACACGATGGTTGCCACTACCAAACTGTATCACACTGGTACTTTGTTGGAAAACATAGGGCAAGTACATACCAAAATTGTCATTTATTTCTGGAGACCTGAAATATCCAGCCATAAGAACAAGTGAATCTGGTGTCATTGGGTAAGAAGATGGGCCAATAGGTTGGTCGGGTAGAATTGACCTTGGTCCTGTATATGTAGTCTCATTTAAAATATTGTCTGTTGAAATTTGAGTGATAACAACTGAGCCAGTCAAATTTTTGGCCTGGTGAGCAGTGCTAGAAATGGCGGGTTTGTCATCTCTAGCGGCAGATGCTGAAGTGTAAACACGATACACATCTGCAGTAATTTGTTGGTTGGTTCCTGATATAGTATATGTCTTGCTTTTTCCTATAACCTTTCTGATAAACCACCATGAAGCTTTACCCAACCATGAGAACGGTGGGGGGAACAAGTCTGTAACTACAGTTACACTAGTATCAACAACTTGATATATTGCTTCCCCAAGTGTTCCATTACCACCATATTGTTCTTTCATGTTCCATTTTCCTACTGGGATAAGCATCTCTACTGGCTCATTTGCACCCTCAGCGCTAATGGCGAGGGTTTTGGTTGTTTCACTGTCATCTTTATGTTGTGTCAAGGTTGCCAATGCTGGTGATGCTGCGTAATTTGCAAATTCCCAATGTCCTGTTATTTCTAACAGAAACAGACCAGCTGTAAAAGTCTCATTTTTATATGTACTCATGGTTTTACCAATGGTGTGGACCTCAAGTGCAGGTCCCAGTGATAATGATGGGTCCTCTGCTGTATCTGTTTTCCACCATGTTTCACACGGGCCAGAAACATGCCTCTGGGTTATCTTCCAGACAAGCCCAGAGCCAACTCGAACATCTCGGTGAAACCGAGCTCCGAGACCAGACCATGAGTTCAAAGTTGGTCCAGTAGTCATGTTTAAGCTGACCCTAACAACTGTGCCACTAACTGCAGAACTACCCACTAATGGCTGAAGTCTAACTTCTAGCCATTTCAACCTCCACAGTGCATACTGTGCACCTAATGACTGCAGAGGGCCAAAAGTGGCACTAGCACCTGAGTCTTTAGCTACCACTGGATTTAAGAAAACTGCACATTCTGTTTCAACAACATCACTTAAATTTGATCCAACGGTGCCGAGTGTTGCAGTGATTGTTTGCGACACCGCAGGTTTAGGCCCAGTTGTATTAAGATTCGCCCTACGACGGCGATTCCTATTAGGAAAATGCCAACGTTTCCTAAGTTTGAATGTTCGCTTAGGACTAGGTCCAGGAGGTTTAGCTCGCTGGTTACCTGGAGCACGTTGCTTGCGTTTGACATTTCCTACATTAATAGTCACACCCTTATTGGCATTAGCCATAATCTCCATTTGGTCCACCCCTCCAAATGTACTCCAATTGTCTCCGAGTGAAGCGCCTTGGCAAGCTAGCATCACTAAGAGCTCGGTGTGTATAATGTAGGCATTGCTCAACGTATCCATAAAATGGATGTTCTACGTTGTTCGCCATCAACAACTGGAAGCACAAAAGTTTCCCATGTAGGGCTATTATATCTGGCAGCTTTGTAACTGGTTTTAAAAGAGAAGCCATCAATTTATATGGTTCACTAGGAACTGGGCCATTATCTGTGTTTGTAAAACCACAAAATGAGAGTCCTTTGAGGGTATTTGAAACTTTGACTTTTTCAGGTTTAACCCACATTCCAAAGACATCTTTGTACATGTTAACAACTTGATTAACATAATTGTCTGGCAATGTTCTATAAGTGGACAATCGGTCATCACCGTACACTATTGTGTCAAAATGAATCCACTCCTCTTCAGGTAAGCCTAAATATTTAAACTCAAATGCTTGGAGCCAATAATTAATCATATTATTGTCCATTGTTGTGGATATTTGACCAGATGGATTGCCACGATTTTGGAGGGTTACTTCGCCAGAGGGAAGTATGACATACCTATGGACCAGGTTTCTACAATACCACTTATACACATTCTCATATTTATGTGCAACATCACCCATTAAGGAAAACCGCAGTTTTTTGATGTGCAACAATAATGTTGGTGGTATAGTACCATCAAATCTGGTCCAATCCAATTCTACATAAATGGAATTCCCTTTCCCTTCAAGTCTACACATCCTTTGTTCAAAACCTCCAAAAAACGGTGACCAACCACATTGTCCAGATGACTTTTCAGTGTATTCTTTCATAGTTTTATTTTGATGTTGTTCAAAACACGCACCTATGCGTGAATATATTGGATCTGCACAAACAATTTGTCTGACATCACCCTCATCAATTTTTGTTTGTTTAAGAATTTCTTTTTTAAGAAAAAGATACCAACACACATCAAAATTTTGGCCAGACGCAATATTTTCAAATTCTTTAACATAATATTCCCAACCATGTTCTTCAAGATAATCTTCTTCAGTTGACCACCATCTCATTTTTGGATATGCAGGTGTAGACTCTATATTTTTGTCAGTACCTAATATATGTGTAAATCCAGACTCAGATAGAAAATTAAAATGCTCTAAAAATCTACTATCAGCAAAGGCAACACAATCACTATACATATTTAAAAAATCACTATATTCTGCATATTCAAACTTTTCAAAAGATTTTTTATATGCTATCTCATCCCAAACAGTAGGACCAAAAACATCAAAATCACTATTGGGAGGTGGGGGTAATAAACCTAATAAATCTTCATTAACTATTTTAAAATCAAAAACAGGCCTATCTAAAGGTACACCACCATACAATGGATAGCGCTCGGGGACCAGCCACCGAGTGCAAGGCATTAGCATACCAATCCATGAATCTAGGTAGTGTTTGGGGTCCTCCTCCGAGGACCCCTTTTCCCGTTTTTTGGCCTCATTCTTTGTTCAAACAGGATATACCCATGTTGTGCCAATGCTTTATCAACAATATACAATGCATGATTTAAATCATCAGTGATTTGTTTCTTTTTCTCATCCCATTCATCTTTATTCACTTTATCAACAATGGATTGCAGCATTTCCAATTCTTTTGCAACATCTTTGCGCTCCTGTTCAGAAAAAGTTCTTTCATTAGGTGAATATTTTGGTACAATGTGTTCAAACTGGGGGACACCATCTTTATAATTGTCTTCTTTCACCTGTTCCCACCAGTAAGTGATTGCAGCATCATCCTCCTCAGATGAGTATTCAGGGTCTGACCAATCAGGAAAACCAATTCTAGATCTAACTATTTCCTCTATAGCATCCAATAGTTGTTCCCTAGTAAGACCCTTATCTAAAAGTTCCTGATACTCTTCTTCAGTTAAGAATTTTTGGCCACGGCGCAACATTCTATGACGAGCGCCACGTCCTTTTTTATTCTTTCCTTTCTTTTTCTGATAACATGAATTTAACTCATCCCGGAGAACACCAATTTCACGTTGGACTGCTGCACGTACTATGCCAACGACTTCATTATCCTGAACAGCACGCTGTTGCAAAGCATGTTCTTTTATGATCTTCTTCAACTCTTCAATTTCTCTTTTAAGCGCAGCATTCTCATCAATATATGGTGCTGCGTCTGTAGCTCTTATAACTGTTGCACCACCTGTATAGCCAGTATTTGTCTGATGGACACCTAGAACATTACCATTAACATCCAAGACTGGGGCACCACTCATGCCATCTCGTGTGGCACAAGCGTATGAAATTGTTTCACCATGGCAAACACCCTCTGTAGTAGGTATTAACATACAGTTCCCTTCAAGTGCAATAATGGTAACCTGTTCATATGAAGGTGTTTTTGCTAGTTTAAGTACTGGCATTGATTTCAATCCTTCTGGAAGAATAAGATATGCTATATCTTTATCTGGTATGTGTCTAACCTTTGCTTGGGCAACATAATTGTTGTAGACAACCTCAACTTGCGTTGCGTTGCCTATGACATGTGCAGCTGTGACAATATCATTGCCAAGTCTAAAACCTGTGCCACTACAGCCATCAACTTTTATATGACATAGACAGTTTGGGTTAACTCTTACAAAGGACGCTACACCAGAGCGAACTCGTTGGAACATGCCACGAGCACTCTGGTACATTGTGCCCAACCAGTTTGGCATAAGAGTGGATTTTTGTACAACCTTACCTGTACTGTCTTTTATCTCAACAACAGATGAAGAAGCAGCTGGTAGACACGTATAAATACGTACCACAGCAGCCATAATAGCAATGGCTGTAGTATGTATGCCCATGGAGTCACACAAATATGTTGCAAAAGTAACTAACACCACAAGCCAATCACCACGTACACGTGTTATAAACATGTGATGTGGGCATATCATACTAACAAGTGTAAAAAGTGTAGCACATAAAACAGATGTCACAACTGCTACATGAGGCACAAGGAAATAGACAACCATTAACACATACAAAAATGCAGTACTATAAACATCAAGGTATGGAACAATGGACAAAGCTGAGTAATTGTACCTTGATATAGTTGCTAAAAATAAACCTACAATTGCTATACAGGGCCTCTTTAATTTAAAGAAAGAGAAAAGAGCTATAGTGCATGACACAACTTCCCACCTAATACATCCCAATAGGAAGGAATAATAAACATCCAAATTTGTAATAAATTCATACTTTATGCCTTGTAATGAATCCATTATATAATCTTTAGTCTGATCCTGCCAACTTTCTGCCTTTGTTCCAATTATAAAGAAAAGGAAGAAAAAGAGAACAAAAAGTGCGAAATTACTAAATCGCACCGGTCGAGTAGCAGGTGGTCTCAGCCTCTCCACTTCGTGTCGCAGTAATTGATTGTCCATAATTAATGTTGAATTTTCATCTTGCAATTCACGGTTACGTTCAAGTAGCTTGAGTCTATCTAGTGCCAATGTGCCAATATAGGCACATGCAGGATCCACTCGATCTTCATCAACCTCAAGCCATGAATCATGGTGCAACACGTAGGTGTTGTATTCACTAAGTTCAGTCATCCCTTGGACAGCAAGTGTAACACCTGTCCCAAGGGAATACCGTGAAAGTGGAACAATCATGGTATTCAATGGAACCTCATAGGGAAATATCTCCCGAAGCTGATTTTGAACAGCTGGATGTAACTCATTAAGCCACATGCGTGACCTGGAAGATCCCATTGACATTAACTTGTCTGCAACACCAATATGGAAAGGCATAGCCATCCTACCACTCTTGG